TAGCGCGGGCCTTGCCGGGAGCCATACGTCTACGAGCCATACGCGCCATTGTTATACTCTACGGCCAGAAAATCTGCCGGGAGCTATAACTTTTATAATTAAACGCACAGACCTTTCGGGGTGATAAAACCCCCGGCGAAAGTATATGACAAAGTTCTCCAAAAAACTTGTGCCAGTCTGTGCCAGCCCGGATGGTAATAATGGAACATCCGGGCATGCTCAGTACAAGTACGATTTTGTTCTTAACAATTTTACAAATGACGAACTAAGTTCTTTGTGCCAAACTTTACCAACAATCAGCAAAAAAGCGATAGTGGCAGAAGAAGTGGGAGAACAAGGAACCCCCCATTTACAATGCTACATAAGCCTAAAGGTCAAAAAAAGAATAACAGAGTTGCAAAGCCAACACCCCTGTTTTAAAAGATGCTCCTTCCGAAAATGTAGAAACGAAGAAGCCCTAGAAGAGTATGTGCAGAAAGACGGTAAAATACACCTAAAGTGGGGATACCCCACACCTATCACAATCATACAAGACCTTTACCCTTGGCAAAAAGAAATTGAGAAACTATGCATGGATAAACCTGATGCAAGAAAGATAAACTGGTACTGGGAGCAAACTGGGAACATCGGAAAATCCGCCTTTGTAAAGTACATGGTTGTAAAACACAAAGCATTGTTCTGTGATGGGGGCAAAAAAGCAGACATAATAAACCTAGTATTCAACAACGACATGGATACATGTAAAATCGTTATATGGGATATACCAAGAGCGAATCTAGGATCGATTTCTTATACATCATTAGAAGCTATAAAGAATGGTCTCGTCTGCAACACAAAATACGAAACAGGAGTCAAGGCGTTCAATCCCCCTCACATCATTGTATTCGCTAATAGCCCCCCTGAAACCCCGGAAAAACTCAGTACCGACAGATGGAACATTGTCAATCTTAATTGTTGAGGATAAACCTCAACCAGGTACTGTGATAACGGGGCAAACCAGAGGAGCGACCCACTAAAGGGGATCGCTACCCCGTTCTAAGAGCACACAGCATATAGTTGAACTATATGCTGCTTGCTAGCTACGCGTTGATCTGGAACTCACATCGCGATCAAAAGCATTGAAAATGCTTATGACCCGCGCCGCTCACCGGCGGGTGAGCGAGCGTCGCGGGTCAGAAGCATTTTTCCCCCAAGGCTTTGGAAGAAAAATGAAACTAAGCATCATCATACCAGAGACTGGATCTTAAACTAATAGTCATATCCTGAAATGACACATCAGGCACAGTCTGGTTCTGATGGTAGTAGCCAAATAACATAAATGGTGCATATCCATTTGGGTAGTAAACAGTACGAGGAGTATTCTCATCTTGGTCATACACAAATTTTGCTGGAACAGGCAATTTGAAAGACAGACGATGGCTGACTGCTTGACCGCCTAAAGGCTGATTACCTGCGGTGGTATTATCCTGGATTGTACCAGTATTACAGCCAAGCTTGAAGGAACCCTTCTTGAGCACGACGTAGCGTGCATCATTGATAGGAAGATTAACATCTTCTACATAGCCATTAAACCCCTGAACGTTAGAGGAATCTCCTGTCTTGAGTAAATCAGAGCCGGGGATGATATTTGTGGAAAGCAGAGCTGTCTGCTTTACCTGCTTAGATTGAAGAACCCAATAAACTACCTGAATAGCGCGAGAACGATCAACAGCGGTCAAACAGACCTCTGCATCAATCTTTAAAGCCCGGGGGCTTATACGCATACCTTCGCGCTCGTAGATACTCGAAGCGGAATTGGGTTGACCCTGCACAAGTTTAGGGAGTAGCCTGATAATATCAGAAGTGGTGATCTGACTGTTGTAAGCAACTGAATTGACAATTAACTCAGAACGAAACTTGGTTTCCTCCTCACGAGCGATCACACTCTTAATAAGCGCCACCTGAGCCCTCTTGGTCTTAGGTGCCGCCTTGCGTGCCGGGAGCCTTCTTCCCGGACGACTAGCGCGGGCCTTGCCGGGAGCCATACGTCTACGAGCCATACGCGCCATTGTTATACTCTACGGCCAGAAAATCTGCCGGGAGCTATAACTTTTATAATTAAACGCACAGACCTTTCGGGG